CACCTGTTGGAATGATAGCCGGATATGGAATAACAAATCAACAGGCACAGATTAACAACGAGATATTGAATGAGATCAGAGCACTACGAGCTGAAAGGATAGCTGAACTGGAAACAGAAGAGGACGAAGAGGAAAAAGAGGAACCAGTAACGCCAGCAAGTATTTTAGCCGGAATGCTACAACAACCACAAGTTCAACAAATGCTAATAGCTATGCTAGGAAATATTGTCAGCAGCTTTTCTGCTCCTAAAGTTCAACACGTTAGTGGAACTCAGGATCTTGAGCAAATTATTCAAACACTATTCAGTAAAGGTGTAACAGCAGATGATCTAGCAAAGCTAGCAGCAATGCCTCAGACGCAGATCAGTATGCTGTTAACAATGCTTAGAAAATAATATGCCAATCATATCAGCTAGTCAACTAATCGGTAAAACATTAACAATAAAACAGGCTGCGCCTTTTTATCGAGTTAATGATATAAATAATCTTGGCGATCGAGCAAAGCCTGTTAGCAATATGCTGCCAGCAGGCTATCAGCTAACTGTTGACAGTTTTTTGACAAAAACACCGGCATACACAGATAGTTATGGTTTTTTAAAAGCTAAACGTAGCGACGACTATATTACATTTTTTGGAAGAGATCGTCAGTTCTATGCTATTAAAACACAAAGCTTATCTGTAGGAAAAAAAGGTCTAGAGCAAGCTGGTGTTAAAACCGTACAACAAGAAAAAAAAGAAGCTGAAGACGCTTTGAAAAACCCTTTAGACAAAGCGATTGAATTCGGCAAAAAACTAATTATTGGCGTAGCTGTAGTGTGGGCAGCCGGTTATTTATATCAATCTATTAAAAAATGAAAAAAAATATTATACCATTACTACTAATCGCCGGAGCTGCAATTGCTTTTATGGTATATCGCAGACGCGGTAGTGTTGCTGTTGAGGCTGGACCTGCTGAAATAATCAGCGAACAAGATTTTGCTGCGCCAGTAGATATATCTAAAAAGCCATCTCCGTTAGATATTGGTACAAAGCTTGTCAGTCAGTTATTTACTAAAAAAGCTGGCGTACAGGCTCAACGTACGGCTGTAAAGCGGGCTGTAAGAACAAAGACGGCTACAAAAAAACAAGCTAAAGCCGTTACGAAACAACTTTCAAAAGGGATTCGATTTGCTGGTTTTGACGACAATGTACTTGTATAAACTTATTTTAAAATGAAAAAAAGCACTGTATTGTATCTAGTAGCAGCTGCAGCTTTATATTATTGGTTGCTGAAAAGAAAAAAAGTTAATGGGACTAACTTACAAAGCGTAGATGCTGCAGGTAAAACAGCTCGTCAATTAGTATCAGATATTGTAGATCAAACTACATTTTTGCCCGACGATACTACGTTTGCAAAGGAATACGCTAACGATCAAAAAAATTGTAGATAATGGCTTGCGTTAAATTCATAACAGAAACAAAGATTTTTCAGCAAAGCGGCCAGACGGACACTAACGCCAATAGCGTTATTTTCGTTAACCAGGGTACGTCAAATGTAACTATTGACGGCTTTTTGCTGACGCCAAACCAGTCCTGGAATATTACAGGCAACCGCGACGAGATTAACGTCAAAGTATATTCTTTTAATTTTAGTGGCGCAGGAATTAATCAGCTTACAGTAATACTCAAACGATACGTTTAATGTTTGTAGATTTTAATATACTTAATCAGCTTGGATCGCCGTCAATTAATAGTAATACGTTTGCTAAAAGGCCAGCCGCAGGACAGACAGGCCGACTCTTTGTTAGTACCGATACTTTTCAAATCTTTCGGGATAATGGTACCGGATGGGACTTGTTAGGTGGAGGCGGTGGCACAATTACTGGTAGTGGTACGGCTACACAAGTGGCTTACTTTACTGGTTCGTCAGCGATTGGCAGTAGTTCAAATTTATATTGGGACGCTACTAACTCACGTCTTGGTATTGCAACTGCTAGTCCCGGATCAAGGTTAGACGTTCACGCACCCGGAACGACTGGGAATTTTATAGCGGAATTTAACGCCACTAACGCTATTGGCAATACATATTTGCAATTCAAATACCAGGGTACAAGTACCTGGAGAATTGGTAATACTTACAACGCTGGAAACAACTTTTATGCGCTGCATAATTCAGCGCTAAATTTAGATGCTGTTAGATTTTTAGCATCAAATAATATAGCCGATTTTACAGCGCAACAAACATATACTACAGGTCAAGCGCAAAGTGCTTTATTTACTTACAATTTAACAGTACCAAACGGGACTAATTTTTCTACGCCTAACGTAATTGGAGCTGTAAACAGTTTTTTAAATTTATCACTAGGCGGAAATACAACTATGCCAGCGAGCAATAGGCAAGGTTTAGAAGGTAATAATCGTATCAGTTTTACTGGCGCTGGTACGCTTACTATGACACAAGGCAGTACGGTAAGGGCATTTAGCGCTTTAAGTAGTGTTCATTCATTTGTTGGTAGCGCTATTGGTACTGTAACTCATTTAGCTGGTTTGCGTATTTGCTTTCCAGATAATACCGGTAGTTCAATTAACATTACAAATAACTATGGCATTTTATTAAATGATCAAACGGCTGGTACTGGTACAGTAACATATTCAAACAGGTGGGGAGTTTATCAAGAAGGCAGCAGCGATCTAAATTACTTTAACGGTAATTTGCTAATTAAAAGTACCACAAATACTGGTCAAGCATTACAAGTTACCGGTACGGCAATTATATCAAGTACTATAACTTCAACAGCTTTCATTCCTACGGTAGCAAGTATTGTTACAATTGGAATGTACTCACCAGCTACTAATGTAATAGAATTAGCGACTGCTGGTACTACTGCAATTCGTATTAATGCTACGCAACAAGTAGGAATTTTTACTGGAGCAATAGGCAGTCGTTTACAGGTAAATGGTAACTGTGCTATTGGATATGCAGGAAGTACCGCAGCACCTACGAATGGTTTACAAGTAGCTGGCGCAACAAATTTAAATAACTTAGTTACGCTTGGCGATGCCGTTAATATAGCCGTCAATGCAACTACCGGAACAATTATCGGTACTGCAACGACACAAAAATTAGCATTTTGGAATAAAACACCAATAGTCCAGCCAACTACAGCCGTCGCTTCAGCGACTAGGGTAGGTGGTGCAGGTACTAACATAACAACTTTAGATACTTTTGGCGGCTATACTTTAGCACAGGTAGTGCAAGCATTACAAAACGTAGGAATTTTAGCATAAAAAATATAAAATGGGGTACAATATTCAACCTATAACAATCTGGGCAAACGGCGAGGCAAAGCAAGGAAATTATATTCAGGCATCTATTGTAAACGACAATTTGAGCGATTATGCGCAGTTTTACTGGCAGATCAGTAGCGTAAGTGGTACCGGGGAAGATCAGCAGAAACAATCACTAGCGCAGGGCAATACGTCAATAAGCGGAGCCGCATACGACGCCTGGGGCCAGTCGGACGATATAAATTTTGCCGCTTATGAGTATATTTGCAATGAACTTAATTTAACACTAATATATTAAAAAATGACAAACCTACAGGAACTTAAAGCGCAGGCGTACGACTTATTAGCTAACATTGAATGGCTGCAAGGCAAACTACGCGAAACAAACGCAGCAATATCTGAAGAAACTAAAAAACAGCAAGAAAATGGATCTGCAAGTAGCGACAATAGTAATTAGTAGCCTATGTAGTTTTGTTGCGTCCTGGGCCGTCCTTAACCAGCGCGTCAAGTCGCTAGAAGATAAGATCGCTAAAAATGACGATCACGACCAGCGTCTTACCAGGCTCGAAACTAAACTTGATATTTTACTTGAACATTTAATAAAAGAATAATGAAAAAACTAATCAAAAACTGGAAAACAACATTTTTTGGCTTTGCTACTATTGTAGGTGGCATTGCGGCTATTTTAAAAGGCGATTTGGTAAGTGGAATTACTACTATCGGAGCTGGTTTTGGACTTGCCGTTGCTAAAGATTACGATAAAACAGAACTTTGAAAGGTAAAAAATATATTGTTATTGGCGCATTAGCGTTGTTACTTTTATTATCTAAAAGAGTGAAAGCGGAAACTATCATTAAAGAATTTGAAGGCGAATATCTTGACGCGTATTTAGATCCTGTCGGCATACCTACGATTGGTTATGGAACTACTCGCAACCCCGATACAGGTAAAAAAATAAAGCTGGGCGATAAGATAGATAAAGCAACTGCGCTACGCTGGTTGCGTTTAGATACTGAAAAGGTTCGGGAAAGTGTAAAAAAGATGGTTAAGGTACCAATAAATGCACGACAATTAGACGCGCTAACTAGCTTTGTATACAACGTTGGACCTACCGCCTTTGCCGATAGTACAATGCTAAAATTGCTTAATAACAAGACCGACAAGCGTATAGTTGCTAATCAATTTGACCGTTGGGTATATGCTAAACGCGTTAAATTGCCTGGTTTAGTAAGACGCAGAAAGCTAGAAAAGGAACTTTTTTTGTCATAAATACCTTATATTTAACTAATTGTATAATCTACTCAGTTACAGAGTAGATTTTTTTTTTTTTATATCAAAAAAAGTGCTATAAATTTGTTTTGACAAACGACTTTACTAACCTTAATTAAAGAACTTATGGCAATCTTAACTGATCGCGAGGCTTATATTCGCGAATTACAGCAAAAAATTAGTACGTTACAGTTTTTAGGCAGAAATTTAGATCAATCTAGGATCAAAATTGAGTTTACTTACGACTGCGGTACTAGGGCACTTGTAGATCAATCGCTGATCCCTTTTAACCTGGCTATGGAGCTGCGTGTACTTATTGGAGACAGTATCGACTACTATC